GGACAACGCGTGCCCCTTCCAGCTCGTCACAGATTCTTTTGTGACAAAACTGGAAGGGGCCGACGCTCTGCGCACTTTCATAGTAAGTTCCACAATGGAGGTTACCATGTTAGTAGAAGCAGAGTGTTACGTTGCTGCTGGTAATAGTCGTATCAGTGTAACTACTTCTTATCGCCTGAAAGGGCGGAAGAGAGTATGTCTCAGAAAAGTGAGAGTATTCTCTACGAAGATAGATATTGATGCGGCGTTTACCAGCTTCGTGGACGAGCTCGCTCGAGGTGGATGGGAAACCATCCACTCCGGGCAGGTCACGGGGGTCGTTCGATATCGCATTATTAAGTGCGCTATCTACGATCCCGCTAAGCGTCTCACGGACAGTCTAGACGAGGATTTTCGGAATTCCCTACTTTCGCCTGATCACCCGATCACTTGGGTGGTCGAGCGGAACTGGGAGCCGAGCCCTGTTTAGATTGTTCCTTGCCTCGATGTTGAGGATCTCGTGCCTTCGTACCGCGATTAGCGATCGCAAAGGCGATGGCTTTACCCGAGGGACTGGATCGTCCTCGTGTTCACCCTAGCGTAAGCGGGGGTGCACCATTTGATACCTTTACTAACTTAAGGAGTCTTAAGTATGGCGAAATTGCCGTACAAGCGTAGTCGTACCCAAGGGGGTTTCTCTCCTATAACCGGGAAGGCGTACTATTACGATCCGGCATGTAATGAGCCGGTACGCTTTTTGTACAATATCACGGGTTTGGAGGTTGGGACCCTTAAGGTGACCGACGACGTTGTGACTCCTGGGTTTAAGCGAGCGAGTGGTGAGGGTAAGCTAATTGTTAGCCCTTATAAGTCGAGCGTGGAGACGCAGACAGGAGGTGGCACCTTTTCTCGGGTGCGCCAAATGAATGTTATCTCTTGCGTAGCGACCCAAACTCGTAATGAGTTCGATACTCAAGCGCCAGTGGCATATTATTTATCCACTGGGCAGCTAAGTAAAAGACTCAGTCCAATCGCTTTGATCTCAGATGCAGAAATCGCATCTTTGACCAGTATTGCTGCAACTAAAGCCTGGGCAGAGAGCGCTTCCCATCAGGCTAGTGTCCTAACGGACATAGCTGAAATGAGACAGACTCTCCAGATGTTCACCCGACCCCTTAACTCTATTCGGCCGCTTCTAAGAGCTATGACAACCAGCTCGAAGAAAGGCGTGTTGAAGAAAGGTAAGGATGTGTTGGGGTCGTCTGGCGCTTCGGCTCAAAACTTGTGGCTACAGTACCGCTACGGGATTCGTCCCTTAGTGAGTTCTGTACAGGGTATCCTGAAAGCTTTGGCTCAACCAAAGGGGATTCATCGTCAGACTTATAGAGGTAATCAAACCTTAACTAAGTCTGCCAGTTCTCCTGGGTCCGTGAGTGGGTGGGAGGTAACGTTCAACTATACCGACGATAGGACTGACCAAGTTCAAGTCAGGACTGGAATCGTTATGGAAGAAGCTGTCTCTTTATCTACGTCTCTTGGGGTCGATGCGGGCGGTTTGCTCGCTCTTCCTTGGGAACTTGTTCCTTTCAGCTTTGTTGCTGATTGGTTCATTAACGTAGGTTCCTACTTACAGGCCCTAGTGCCATCGCTTACTAAAGATCCACTGGCCTCATGGACTGTGGTAAAGAGGAAACAGACGCGGTCATGGAATGTGACCAATACTGTTGCCATCAATGCCGCCCTATGGTCAGTTGTAAGACCGGTTGAGGAGCACCGGTACGCAGAGTTCATAACAACAACTCGTGCACCCGGAATCCAAAAGCCGTCTATCACGCGAAGACCAAACAGTCTGGGGAATGTTTTCTCAGACCTACGGGGAGTTGATTCCTTCGCGCTTGCTGCCCAGCAGCTAGGGCGCTTGTTGAAACGCTAACCGGCGCTTCCAAGCATAGCCGCAATTTATAGGGAATTATTCCCGATGTCGTGGACTTTTAACACAAAAGTGTACACCGCAGACCAATATGGTCTGGACGCGGTCGGTTACGCAGGAGTCCTCAAGACTCTGACGGTCGCAGATGACCTTCAGTTGTCGCGAGTGCCTGCAAAGCCTACCTCGGTCTTTTCAGGTGTCAGCCGTACCCAAGCGAAGATGACTCGGACATTGACGTTGACCGGTGCGCTTACCCCTACGGGGAAAGCTATCCTGTCGATCAATGTTTCGATCCCCGTCGGCGCAGCAAGTGCGGACATCGATGCTCTCTTGAATGACATGGGGGCAGCACTCTCCCACGCTAACTTCAAGACACACGTTAAGTCGCTGCAACTCACGTTTTAAACAAACGTGCAGCAGTTTCTTGACTGGTGTAGTGGAGTGGCGGGGCCGGTCTTTTGTGACTGGCTCTTGGTCATTCTCTACGTGACGGTACAATTCGTCACCGGAGGTAACCTTTAAGGAGATGTGATGTCTTCCAATCGTCGTGCTTTAGAGCGTAATGTTCGCAAGTACGATATTGATCTCAAGCGTAGTGCTTTTGAGAAGTACTCAAAAGTGCTCGAGATCTTTGTGCAGGCTTACCCAGAAGGTGTGCGCGACAAGGTTCTTGGTCTTTTAAGGGCCAAGGATTTTGAAGCGCTTATCTCGTGGGTTGACTCTTATGGTGGAGCGTTGCATTCCACCGCTGCTGAAGCTTATGCAGCGAGTCAGTTGTCCGCGTTGATCAAAAAGTACCCCTTCCCTGCACCCCATCTCGCGCCAAAAGCGCGGGAGAGGGGCTTGGAGAAGTTCCGGCAAGCGGAAGAACGCTGCCGGAGGTACAATTTGAAGTTCAGGGGTTTGTTAAAAACTCCTGTTCGTCCAGGAGACATCCTAAATCGGATGTCAAAAATGATCTCTTGGGTTTTGGGCGAAAGCCCTGACCTTCCGAGAATCATGGACGAATGCGGCTTCGGGCCTGGGGCGTCCGTCGGCGTGCACGGCCGTTCCACCAATCTGGCAAGAAAGCTTTTGGCAGAGAAGTGGACGTGTACACCGAGTGCCCTTCCGTACGCTGTTGCTGCCTTGCAGAAGGACTTTCATATCTGGGAGCTTATCCTCAGACGTGAAGATTTAAAACCCTTCTGCTTGGACCCCGACGAGTTTCAAAAAGAAGTTCTTCGGCGGGTACAGCTGGTGCACTACAACAAAATTGTTACTGTGCCAAAGACGACTATGGTTGATAGAACCATAGCTATCGAGCCGCTATTGAATGGTTACCTTCAGAAGGGCGTCGACGTTTTTATGCGTCGTCGTCTCAAGAGGGTTGGGATCGATCTCTCAGATCAATCGAGAAATCAGTCCCTCGCTAAAATCGGGTCTATACCCGGTTTGAACGATCCATTCGTTACCATTGATCTTTCCTTGGCAAGTGATAGTATATCATGCGCCTTGGTTCGAAAGCTGTTGCCTCCTGATTGGTATCATTTCCTTGATGCCATACGGAGCCCGGCTTACAAACTCGTAGGATCGGAAAACATCTCCCGATACGAAAAGTTTGTGTCAATGGGAAACGGCTTCTGCTTCCCTTTAGAAACGCTAATTTTCGCGTCTGTCTGTTCACTATATTCACAGCCGGCTGAATTTTCAGTATACGGCGACGATATAGTAGTAAGGCAGTCCGTTGCCCAAAAGGTCATTAAGACCTTATGGTTCATCGGATTCAGACACAACCCTGCTAAGACCTTTCTTTCGGGTCCATTCAGGGAGTCTTGTGGAGCAGATTGGTTTGCAGGCCGTGATGTACGGCCTTTAGCGCTTGACGAGGCATTCGATTCTTTGAGTGCTATCATCAAGTTCCATAACTTGTCTCTGAGTAAGCCCTTTTGGGGCTCATTCTTCGAGTCGGTACGAGAGTACCTTTTCGAGGCGGTTCCCTTCGAACTCCGTTTCACAAGGCCCTATAAAGGCAATGTGTATGGAGCTTTTGAGGTTCCGCTTGACAAGTTTCAATCTTCAGCCTTCGCCAAGTGGGATAGAGATATCCAAGCTTGGAGTTGGAAGGAGATTGGGCTTAAAGGTATCCCTGATAAGGATATCTCCAGGCATGGCCGCTATGAAGCGGTGCTAATGATGGCGGCTGTTAGGGGAAGCCCTAGCAGTATGCCATTTGCGAAACGTAGAGTTACGTCGCAGTCCGTGAGACGTGAGTCTCGCGCGGGAGCCGTTTCAAATTGGCTTCCGCCTGTGAGTCGATCAAAGTAATAGATTCACAGGGTTGACGAGTCGCCTGAAAAGCCGGCCACGTCAGAGGATACCCATTGGGTATTAGGGGATGATCTTTG